CGGTTCAGTAGAGATGGGTTGATGGAAGACTACTGGAATCCCAATATGGATCAGAATCAATTGGACGATTATCGGTCTAAGTTTCCCTTGGGAGATTTTGAACGGTACTTTCTGAATTCGTGGAGTTCTGCTACACAAAGGATATTTACCGATGAGACGATAGAAGCCATGAACTTTTTAGGAGCTGATAATTTATTGCTTAATTCCGCTGAACTGATGAAGATTGTGGAGAGAAAGATCAAGCTCGAAGGGAATATAAGGTTTCTTGTTGAGAGTAAAGTGGTGTCCAGAGAGATGTTTGAAGAGAAGAGCGAAATACAGCAGTTGTCCAAACGTCTCATGCCTCTTGAGAACTATTACACTCTCAGAGATGATGGGGGTATGCCTGTGATGGCTACTTTGGACGATCTGATGAAATTGGGGACTCTATTAGATACAAAATGGGTTGTTTTGGCGGGTATAGATAGAGCTGATCCTATGAAAGTGACTAACAGAGGAGCTAAGACCATATTCACTTGTATTGCTAAAGGACTTCCTGGAAGTGGTTCTCGACCATTTATAATAGATGAAGGGCATGTTCCAAATTATATTTACTTTGTTTTACATATGGTTAATGTTGAAGATCATAGTTTGGAGGCTTTAAAAGAGCTTGTTTTGTCTTGTAAGAAAGAGTTCGATGGAATTGATAAGCTTTGTGGGGAGCGTTGGGGTATATGGGATTTAGTTCCTTGGTGCGAAGCTGAGGACATTCCTTTTGAAGCAGTTTTCCCATCATACGATAAACAAAGACTTGCTTTCAGCGAGCTTTATTTGATTGCTACCGGTGCCCGTTTCAAATGCCCCCCTTTAGGGGTGTGGGGAGCTAAAGAAGCTGATATTCTAAGAGAAGAAGCAAAGATATTCTACCATGATCCAGATAAACATTGGTTTGGATCTCCTGAGAAAAGTGAAAGATCAGGTATTCAAGATGACGTTATGTTTGCTACAGCGTGGACTATCTTCGGTGGTAGAGAGCTTAGTGCCAACGATTTTCGAGAAAGACGAGCCGAGCATTGGTATGGAACCCTCGTAACAGAGAAAAAGTTTCTGGGAAAATATTAAAATTTTGGTAGAATTGTCTTGACAAGCTCTCCTTTTTATGATATTGGGCTGGTAAATGGTATATTTGGAAGAAAAATCATGATTTTCCACTCAATATGAGGTGGTTTTATGAAAAAAACAAATAAAATGACTTTAGCAGCTTCGGCTTTATCAAAGTTAACAGATAATGAACTCATGGCTATCCAACTCTCCATGCCTTGGCAAGTGGACATTTCTGGAGATGAATCTGCTGTTGATGCCGATGGTTTTGGTTCAGGCACAAGAAATGCCGTTACAAGAGACTATTTACAAAGACTTTGTTGGGATAAATTTAACGAGAGTCCCCACATAAATACAGCAGTCAGAGGTCATGTCGGCAGACTTGCTGGTTTTGGTTTTGAAATCACTTCTGATATACAAGAGATTCAGGAAGCCATAACGGAAACAGAATATGATCCGAGAAATCGTCTTTATGATGCTTGGCCCAAGTTTGTTGGACGTTCTGTGTTAGAAGGAGAGCTCCATCTTCTTTTAACTATTCATCAAAAAGGGTTTGTTGAGGTTGATTTTATTGATCCTTCCAATATATCTGGAGGCGGTGAAGATGGAATTCTTTATCATCCGAATAAAGCAACAATGCCTCTATTTTACTTTGTTACTCCGTCTCCAGAAGAGAATCGAGTAATTACTCAAAAAACTATGTTGGTTCCTTCTGTGTTCATAGCTTATTATCCTGATCTGATAAAAATTGTTCAAAAAGCAAATTATGGGTATAAAGAGGAGTTGGCTAAATCTTCGAGAAGTTCCAATAATGCTTATAATAAAATAGGAGGTTTCCAAAGATTTATTGTTTCTTGGGATAAGTCTCTTTTAACCAGAAGAAATACTTCTCATTTGAGAACTGTTATTCAGTGGTTAAATCTTTATGAAAATTTGAAAAAATATGAAATTGACCATAAGAAGTCTGCGGGTTCTTATTTGTGGGTTGTAACTATTGAAGATGCTAAATCATTTAGAACTTGGCTTGCTTTGTCCGATGAAGAAAGACGTAAGACGGGCATTATGGCTAAGAAGACTCCGGGAGCCACACTTGTAATGCCTCCTGGTATGGCTATAGAAGCTAAGAATCCCAGTTTGCCTACGATAAGCGATCAAGATACGGACATCTTGCATATGGTTACAGGGGGTTTGAATGAGCCTGAAGATGTTTCTACGGGACAATCGAAGGGAACGTTTGCTTCCGTCAAAGCTTCCCGTGGACCTATGTCAGATAGAATCTCTGATGAAATGGCTTATTTCGAGCGTTTCCTCAAGTTTGATTTTTATCGTTCTATTTTCTTTTTAAAATCCAAAGTGTCTACTTTCCCAGAAACATTCTCTGTAAAAACAGCCGTTGATTTTGATGATAATCAAGAACCTGTTTTTAAAGACATAGAACATAAACCTGAGTTTTTAATAGACGTGTCTTTTCCTGTATCAGAAGTTCATGATGCGGAAACAAGTGCCAGAGCTTTCTTGGGGGTTAAGCACGGTTCTGTTAATGATGTTCTTGGTATTCCTAATGCAGTCATAGCAAAGAAGATGGGTCTTGGTAATTATCGAAAGATGCGTTTGCAAGATTGTACTGAGAAAGAAAAGTTCCCCGAACTGCTGCCTCCTGTTGATGCTGGGGGAGAGCAACTGGAGCCTGGGAATGAAAAAATCAAGAAACCTGCTGATAAGGAAACAAAGCCCGTTGTAAAGAAGAAATTAATAAAAAGAACAAAATAATTCAATCCTGGAGGAATATGAATAATTCCCTATTGGAAGTGACAGGGGTTGTTGTCACATATGATGCAAAGCATTTAATTTCTAAAGCCTACGAGTCTGTTCGTTCTCTTCATCCAGATATGAAAATCATAATTGTCGATGGTTCTAATTCAAAAGATCCTTGCTATACGTATACCACAGAATTAAGAAAAGACAAAAACACAACAGTCATACACGCCGGTTACAATATTGGACATGGTCGTGGTATGTGTGTTGGTATTTATTATACGCAAACGCCCTTTGTTCTTTTGTTTGATTCTGACATAGAGATGTTGAAATCCCCTGTCCAAGGTATGTTGGATCTGATGGAAGAGGATACTTTTGGAGTGGGGTACTTTGAAAGAACTGGTTTTGACGGTTTTGACTACGGGGCTAATTCCCATCATGCTTCTGAGGAATGGATGTTATATCTTCATCCTTATTTCCAACTTTTGCAGATTAAGAACTATAAAAAGTTCTATCCTTATGTACATCATGGTGCACCCTGCTATCTGACAATGTTGGATATTCATAAAAAAGGCTTGTCTAATAAAATATTGAAGGAGTTTCCAGGATTGGGTCATTCTTCTGGTCGAGGATTTACTTGGAAAGGAGAACCAAGAGAGTTTATTAGACACGATACAGCAGGTACTCGTACTTTTAGAAAGGCTAAAGGTCTTTCTGAAATTGAAGGTTCTTGGGAAGTCAAGGATTCTCCTTTTTCTAAAGAAGGGAACCGTTTTTTGATTCCCCCAGAGGATGTTGTTTTAACGGAGGTGTTTGCATGAGAATTTTATTATCGGGACCACTGCAAAAAGACGCGGAAATACAGAATTGGGGGGCACCTTGCTTGGGAATTATTAAGATAGCAGAATACACAAAACATCATCTTGGAGAAAAAGTTGAAGTCTTGTTGTATGATTCCCAAATAGATAAGTTTGATCCGATTGAAAAATGGAAAGATGTCTCCATAGATATTTTGGGAGTTAGTTTGTTACATTATACTCTTTTTGACACTCTTGTTTTTTTGAAAAAATTCAAGGAGGTTCATCCAGAAGTTTTGATTGTTGTGGGTGGAAATGAAGCCGGAGCCAATTATCAAGATGTTTTTGAAAAGTCGGCTACTTCTTTTGTAGTTACCGCAGAAGGAGAAGAAGTCTTTGCAGATATAGTCAGATGGAAGTTGGGAAAAAAGAAATTAGAAGATATAAACGGTATTATATACCGAAAATATGCAAAACCAATAACCAATATGGATATGTGGAATTCTTGGAAAGATGTCAATTTTTCCGATTATCGCTATCCTGATTACTGGAAACAAATAGCTGATCTGTACAAAGAACCAGACTATGAGAAAATTAAATATGTCCGTCTTATGACCGTCTCACATTGTCAGCGGGGTTGTTCTTTTTGCTCCTTACCTTTGGTGAGAACAACAGCCTGCGGGGAAAGAGTTAATCCAGTTGCTCTCACTGGAGAGCAAATCATGTATTTGGTAGATAAGATTCATATTCAGTTACCAGAAACAAGAACCCTATATTTCTGCACCGACGATGTTTATTATCCAAATAGACAACCCTTTTTAGATTTTATTGAATTGTATAAAAAGAGTGGATACGATTATCGCATTTTAATCCAAACATCTACTTTCAGTATACAAGAAGAAGACTTTCCTTCTTTGAAAGAAATCAATTGCCAACACATTACAATTGGTTTTGAAAATTGTAGTGCTTCTTTGCGAAAAGAATTTCGTAAATCTCAAAAAATAGAAAAAATGGAGCAGATTATCCAATGGGGAAAGCAATACGATATTGCAATATATATTTTAATAATTCTCATTCCTCCCAAAGCAACCATAAAAGATTTGATGATTAATTATGAAACGATCAGTCGATGGGTAGAAATGGGGGTACAAGTGAGTGTCGAGCCCGTTGTTTTCCCTTATAGAGGGGCACCTATATTTGAATTTGGTCATGAGATTTGTTATGAGACTCTTCAAGAAGACGGGTTGGTATATAGAGATGCCAAACACATGCTTCCTGATGATCCTGAGGTAAGAGAGTTATGTTTGGAACTTTTAGAAAAACGAGATTCT